GTCCGGGGCTTCCCTGGTTCAAACGGTAGCAGCGGCCGTCGATCAACAGCTGGATTAAGGGCCCGGCCCGCGTGTTGCGCGTGTCGGGCCCTTTCGTGTGCCCGGCCTGCCGGCCCGGGCCATTCCTTGCTGATGGTCATGACATCGGACAATACCCCACCAGTCAACCCCCGCGAAACCGGCGGACAGCCGGTTATAGTTGTTCTTATGACGATGGATTGGATGGCCGGGGACCACTGCACGGGGCCGCCCTAGCACACCGGTGCGACAAGTCCGGCGGCCATGGCTGGCCGAATGTCTGGTCTTAGATGTAGCATGGGCAGGTGGGCGGAGTATAAGCCCAAGACCCACCACAGAGATCGGAGGCTCACACCAATGCCAGCCACCAGGAAGCTCCCGGACAGCGCCACACTGCGGCGCCTGCGCGTGAACGGCTGGACCCAGCGGAAGATCGCGGAGACCTACCAGGTCTCCGAGTCTGCCGTATGGAAAGCCCTCATGCGAGCCGGCTACACCGAACCACTCGCCACGTACAAGGATATTCTTCCTTGGGAAATCGCCGACGAGCACAAGGCTGTCGCCATCATGGAAAGGTTCCGCGCCATCGTCAAGCAGAAAAAGGGCGCGAAACTGCGCCCCGAGGAGGAGACGCGGCTGGGACAGTGGCTGCGTGATCTGGAGGCCAACGGCCTCGTTGTTTCGTACCACAAGGATGCCCCGCCGAACAGCGCCAGCAGCAAGGGTGGGTTCTTCTACGTGCCGAAAAATGCAGAGCAGGATGACTGGATCATCCGCCGCCCTGCCAACTGAGGCGTGACGCAGCGGCTGGGGGCTGCCCTGTCACATCATTGCGCAAGATTTGCTCAGGATTGTCGCAGGCCTGTGGTTTAATCCAGTGACTGGAAGGCAAGATTGATGTTACAGATTCTGTTATCATTATGACGGGACCTACACCAGCGAAGTTGCACCACACTACCTTTTGCCTGTAGGGGGACAAATGGAAGCAGCAGTACCGGGCGGGGAATCCCGCCCGCTGACGGAAGACATCGGAGTCTTGACGGCAGTTGCGGATGACTATGACGGCGTGTTCAAGAACATCTATGACGCTCCGTACGTCCTGGTCAACCGGGTGGAGGACGAGATCCATGCGGAGGTCCACCTCACCGGCTATGCCGAGGTTGACGACGACAGGCTGATGGCCGCGCATCTGGTGGCCAGGGCGCTGGGGTTCCGGTCGTACTGCCAGTTCTTCGCGGACCTGTACGAGGACGACAATGTGGTGCACCTGAAATTTTCAGACGATCCTGCCAAGGGCACCATCTGGTGCCTGCTGGAAGATGAGGCCGGCGAGACTTGGTCGCGGTAGCCGCGGAGCCCATGGGGCAGCAGGCGGCCCGGCTTGGCACAGCCGTCCTGGTGGGACGGTTCGTGGACGGATCCCCCGAATGGCATCAGGCCAGGGCGAAGGTGATCGGCGGATCCGAGGTCGGGTCCATCATGCAGGTCAACAGTTTTGAATCCCGGTACGTGTGCTGGTACCGGAAGGCCGGCTTCCTTGAACGCCGGGACGACGAGGAGCCGAATCCCCTTTTTGAATGGGGTCACAGGCTCGAAGAACCCGTGGCGGCGAAGTTCGCCGACAACCATCCTGAGTTTGCCGTGGAACTCTCCGGCTCCTGGGTCCACCAGGACCGGCCGTGGCACGGCGCAAACCCCGACAGGATTCTCGCCCCTGTCTACACCATGGACGACGGCGAAGAACTGCTCGGTGAGCCCGAGGCCATCCTGGAGATCAAGACCTCCATGGCCGGCTACGGCTGGGAGAATGACCTGTGCCCGGTCAAGTACGTGGCGCAGTTGCGGTGGTATATGGAGGCCTTCGGCTTCGACTATGGCTACCTTGCGGTGCTGATCTCATTGGGGGATTACCGTGAGTTCCTGGTCCCGAGGGATCCGAGCAAGCCGGTGGTGTCTATGCAGACCGGCAATGAGGAGTGGTACTCCATCGGCGGCACCGAAATGCTTGAGGCCGTCGAGGAGTTCTACAACAGCCTGCCGGGGCAGCGGACCCCGGAGGGAACCCCGCCGCCCATCGACGGCGGGTCGGACACCTACGATCTTCTCCGCTCCCGGCATCCTGACATCGAGAACTTCGATGTTGAGGTGAGCGTGGAGGTGGCGCTGGAGTTCCGCCAGGCGCTGGCGGCCGAGAAGGCCGCCCTCGCCGAGGCGCTGCGGATGAAGAGCCTGATCCTGGAGATCATGGGCAAGGGCCGGCGGGCGGTGGTCTCCAGCGGGGACCCCGGCAAACCGGTCGTCGTCGCACGGCGGCAATCCAAGCGGGGCGGCAAGCCCTACCTGGTGACCAACTGACTGGTCTTATTTTTTTGACCTGATTGTCCATCTTATGACTAGCGAAGGAAGCTCCATACTTATGACCGAAGCACCACTTACCACCACGCTCAAGGCGCCTGGCGCCAACGCCCCGTGGGTGGTCATCCGCTCCAACAGCACCTCCGAGCTGGCGCAGCAGCTCGCCGAGCTGCAGGCCAACACCACCTTTGCCGACCTGGCCCGGGCGAACGAGGCCTTCACCGCCCACTTCAATATGGGCTCCATCCTGGGTGCCCGTGGTGTGGACGCGCCGCAGGACACCGGAGCCTTCACCGCTCCGGAGCCCGCAGCCCCGGCCGTGGACCCCAACGTCGCGGCGCTGCAGCAGCAGCTGGCAGCCCTGCAGGCGGCGCAGCCCGCCTCCTCCGCGGCCGGCGCCACCCCCGGCGCCCCGATGGTGGCAGGCATGCCGGCCAAGCTGATCTCCGGCTCTTCGGCCAAGGGACCGTGGCAGGCCTGGGCGGATCCCCGCCCGAAGGAAGCCACCGACCACATGACCAAGACCGACGACGTGAACCACCCCGGCCTGGCCGCGGGGTCGCACAAGCTTTGGAAATTTATCAGGTGATGAACCCCGACATCTCGGTGGACCTGTCGCTCCTGGAATCCTTGGACTTCCCAGTCGAGTGCGGCCACAGCCAGCACGAGTCGGGGGACTTCACGCACGACGGACAGGCAGAGTTCATCGCGGTGTCGTACCACGACTGTCCGGCCCGGCCGGAGAGCCCGCCGCCGTACTACTACCCCTGCTGCGCCGTATGGGCGGCGTACGTCACGGTCTCCGGCCAGCTTGGCCGGACCATGATGTGCTCGCGCTGCGGCGCACAGGGGAAGTGGACCGACTTCGTGAACATCCTCAATGAACTCTGAACGGAGGGACTGCCAATCCTCACGCTTAACCAAGGGCGCAGGAAAAACACCGGCAGCGGGACACCTCTGTTCAGCCCATTCCATGTCCTCAACGCCAACGAGGTCTTCATCCGCAAGGGCCAGCTCACCCTGGTCACGGCTGCGCCCGGCACCGGCAAGTCAGCTGTCGTCCAGGCATTGCTCCAGCGGGGCAATGACCTGGGCCAGGTGAACAAGGTGCTCTACCACTCGGCCGACACGGACGAGTCAACCATGTGGGTGAGGGCGGCAGCCATCGCCACCGGTTTCGAGACCAGCGACATTGAACGTGATGTCCGCAGGGGAACGATCGCCGGTTACGAGGCCCAGGTCCGGGCCGCCACCTCCCACATGGAGTTCTCCTACGACGCCTCCCCCTCGGGGGAGGACATCCACCGGGAGTTCGAGGCCTACAGCACGAAACATGGAATCTACCCGGAGGTTTTTGTGATGGACAACCTCGCGAATCTCTACGCGGGGGAGGGCGATGAGTTCCAGGCCCTGCAGGGGAACTGCGACTTCCTGCACAGTCTCTGCAGGGACACCAAGGCCGCCATCATCACGCTCCACCACACCACCGGCGAGTACACCAACGGTGACCGTGCGATTCCACGCTCCGGCATCAGGGGAAAGATCGACAAAAGCCCGGAGACGATCATCACGATGCACCGCCGCGGCGACCAGACCTTCCTGTGTCCGGTGAAGAACCGCACTGGTAAGGCTGACCCCCGCGCCGAGTGGCACCTTCCCCTGTACACAGACCTCGCACGCATGCACTTCCAAGGCTAAGGAGCCGAATGAGCGACACAACCTTCATCCATGAGATCAGGCCGGGCACCCCGGTCACCAGGGTCTCACTGACCATGGACATTGATGAGGTCATGGCCCTTGGCTACGTGGCCGGCGCGGCCATCGACGCCAGCGTCCTGGCCAGGGACATGGTGGACGCCGAGACGGCGGTCAACGCCCAGGAGATTCTGCGCTGGGCAGCGAAGGCGGTGGACGCCCTCCAGGCTCTCACGCCCACCCCTGATGACACGGAATAGGGCTTCGGCCAAGGCTGCGGGGGCCAAGTTCGAGCGGCTGATAGCCGACGGCCTGGCCGAAGCACTGCAGGATACCCGCATTGACAGGCGTGTGAAAACCGGGTCGAAAGACCGCGGCGACATCGCCAACGTCCGCCTGGGGGAGCACAAGATCGTCATCGAATGCAAGGACCGGGGCGGCCAGTTCTTCGCCAGTGAGTGGGTGGGCGAGGCGGAAGCCGAGCGCTTCAACGACAAGGCCCTGGCCGGCATCGTGATCGCCAAGCGCAAGGGCACCACCGACCCGATGGAGCAGTACGTGGTGACCACCGTTTCGGAACTGGTGGCCCTCCTGAGGGGCGACCGCCTACATGTGAAAGGCAAGGAAT